GGTATTTGTGCCGGGGCCACCACCGCCAGCCCCGCTCGAATACGGATTGAACTCCCAATAGCCGCTGTCATTCCACACCGCCTCGAACATCACGCCTGCCTTGACCTCATCGGCGGCAAGCTCCGATCCGTCCGCGTGACGAAGCGCGTGTTCTGCGCCATCGACCGATAGCAGCGTGTGGCCGGTGTTGTTGACCAGCGCCTTGACGCGCAGCGGCATCCCCGGCGTCTGCGTGTTGCTGATCGGCGGATCAAACTCCACCGCAATCGTATTTGGATTGCCGCCATCAACCGCCAGCGCGTAGTTCATGCGCTGGCTGCGCACAGCGAACAGAAGCTGCGTCAGGCTGGCGTTGTCGGAGACTTGATTTGCGGCCTCGATCACCGCAACAAGTTCGCGCTGTGGAAACTCCACGGCCTCTGCCGGGATAATCGAGCCTTGCCGCCCGACACTCGGATCACCGTTGATGTACGCTGCTTCGGGATCAGTGATGCCATACGGTTGGTTGTACTTCATGTCCTATCCCTTCAGGGTGTGCCCGCCATCGGGCCACCGGTCTGCAAGCCTGAATAATCAAAAACGATCTGCGTGTGTGCTGGTTTGATGCGCTCCAGAAAACACGGCACTTCATCCGCAACGCCGATGATCAGGTGCGGATCGACACCGACCTCGCCGCCGATTGGTCCTGTCCGAAACCATTGTAGCTTGGCGTCACCGACACCGATGGACCAGTAGAACCGCATCTCAGGCGGCCCGAGAAACCAGCGCATGGCGTCCGGCTGACCGCCTGCCGCGACTTCATCCTCTGAAGTGTCGCCCACCTTCGACACACCGCACATGTACGGCGCGTACTCCTTAATGCTGATCGAGTAGCCCAGCCACGACATCACCTCGACAAAGAAGGCGCGCGATTGCCCGCCCAGCAGCGTCATCTTCAGCATCAGGATGCGATGGCGCTCCGACAGCGATGTCTGCGTACCGAAAAAACATGGATCGGGCAGACCCCAATTGCGTTCCCAATCAGGAAACATTTCGACTGCAATGCGCGGGTCGGCCTCAATCTCCAGAAAGTCCGCCGCGCGGCTGTCGACAAATCCCCAATATTTGCACAGGCCGGTGACAGCCTTGACCAGCGTACTGCCCAGCGCACGCGGCCACGCATGACCCTGCGGCAACAGCGCCAGCATGGCATGTGCGTAGTCCTCGCCAGAGCGCCGGATGTGCCGGTCAGTCATAGACGACGCTCCCCAAGACGGCCATGTGACCGGGCGACGGCATGACATCGTCCTCGTTGTTCGCCATGTGGAACGACACGATGCCGGGGGTACTCATGATGGCGAAGTTTTTCCACGCGGCAAAAATTGTCTGTCCCGGCGCAGCGTACAGCCGCAGCATGGTCTTGATGCTCACTTCGATTTCGCCGCGCATGGTGTCGTTGTCGGGCACCAGTTCGTCGATGACGCAGGTGATGTACTGCTTGAGTGGTGCCACCACGAAAAAGTCCTTCACCGCAACCGGGCGCTTGGTGTTGATGTAGAGCGCAACCGCGTCGACATCCTCCTGCAACGGGAAGCCGTCATTGTCGGCGCGCAAATCATCCATCATGAAGCGCACCGTCACGGTGCCGATGCCCATCTCGCTTGTCGCCCATGCGCGCGTCACACCGGGCACCGCCAGCGCCCATGCCTCGTAGTCGTAGGCCGCGCCACCCATCGGCGGCTGCTGGATGCGGCGCAGGACGCGCTCGCGCAATTGTTCGTCTGTTTCCGTATCGACGCCGCCGCCCATGCCGCCGATGAGCGTTGCACTGGTGACGCCGACAACCGGCACCACGATGCCCAGCGGATCATCATCTGGCGTATTGCCGACAGTCCCCGCCGTCAGGGCGACGGCCTTCGCCGTACCGCCCGTCGCACTGATCACGGCATCTGCTGTCGTCTGGTACTGCACACTGACGCCAGTGAGAACCATCCCGGCAGGAGCCACCGCGCCAGATAGGCCGGTGAACAGGACGTTGCCGTGCGCGTAGGTCGCGGCCTTGCGCCCTTTCGATCCATCGGCATTGACCAGCCAGATTTCACCATGCCGGTCGAGCCATTCGGTTTCTGCCGTGTCGGGCAACAATTGCAGCGACAGCCAATCGATATACAGCAGCGTCAGGTGCGTCAGGCCGGACATCGCATCGGAGATGATGCGCAGCACCGAGTTCGGGATCATCACCTTTGCGCCAAGCTGCGTCAGCACATAGTCCCGCGTGGTCTTGCGGACATCCTTCAGCGTTGGCGTGGTCCACGGCATCAGCGTCTCCCAAGCTCATCCCATAATTCAGAATACCGAAGCTCGATTGCAGTCTGCGGGCCGCGATAGACCATAACGCCGACATCGATGCGCTGCGTGTCGATCTGCTCGCCGGTCACATCGATGCGCGAGGCAATGCGCTGCTGCGTGAATGGCTTCATCGCCGCGCGGGTGTAGCTGATGGCGCGGCCAACGGTTGAGCCTTCGCGCGACAGTGAGCCGGTGATCTTCGCCCGCTCCAGCAGCCACAGCTTGCAGCCGACCGGCCAGCCGTTCCAGATTTCCTCGGCGTCCATGTCGCCCCACCAACCGCGCCGGTCTGTGGCGTCAAGGTCCGGCAGCACATCGCTGACGCCAGCGAGGCTGTCAGACCCCAGCGCGACGATCATTGCCGACTGCAAGTCAAGCCCGTCGACCAGCAGGTTGAGGTCTGACAACAGCCAATCGAGTTCGACCGCATACTTGAACGGCTTGTGGTCGGCCAGTTGCAGATAGCGGAGGTCGCTGCTCATGACGGCTCTCCGAACACCTTGTCTTCCAGCGCGATCAATCGCTGCTCAAGCTCGCTGACCAGCGCCTGCCCCTGCGCCGTAAAATACACTTCAAACCAGTGATTGTTGCCGTCACTCAGGTACATGCCATACGACACATCACCAATGCTCCGGTTCTTTTTGCCCAGCAAGTTAAGGTGCGTTGAGTTGACCAGTGTGATCGCCGCTCCCTGTCCGCGCACCACCAGCGGCACAAACTTCACACGTTTGATGACGCGGTGCGGGCTATCCCCGAACGAAGTGATGGTGCCCGCTCCCTCGATGATGATGTCGTTGGTGTCCACGCTGTCGTCGCCGGGAGACAGGGCAACGGTATCTGCACATGGCAGAAACGCCGGTTCGGCATCGCCGTGCGCTGTTTCCCAAGGCGTGAACATCAGACGACCTTTGCGTAGACCTTTTTGGCGGGACCGCCGACCGTGCTGACCTTCGGCAGGTTGTCCTCGTCCTTCTGATCGAGGCCGAACTTGATCTTGGCATCACCCGTGCCGATGACCTCCAGCCTGTCTGTCACCGTTGTGTAGTGCTTGTCGAACTCCATCGTTGCGATCTTTCCTTTCAGGAACCACGTCTGCGACGATGCCTCGTAGTAGCCGACCACGGTATCGCCAGCGCGAAACTCGATGCGGTCCTTTGTGCAGCGAACTTCGGTGTTGACGCTTTCGCCTTCGTGCTTGTACGCCTCGGCCTGCTGCGTCTGGCTCGGCGCAGCCGCCAGCAAACCCGGCCCCGGTGGTGTCGCGCCGCCTCCGCTCTGCCCGCCGCTGCTCGGTTTGTCTGTAGGCCGCTTCTGCTTTTCCTTTTTGACATGGCGCAAGGATGCGAACCGCTCGACCATCTTGCCGGTCGCCTGATCGATGCTGTCGAGCGACAGCATGGCCATGAAGCCACGTCGCAACAGCGTCATCTGCCCGATGTCGTCGTACTGCGCGTTCTCGCCCGGTAGCAGGCCCATCGGACGGTGACGCCGGTCATCGACACCGATCACCACCGGATGATTGCGCTGCCCGCCCATGAACATGGCGATGCCTTCCGCCGCTGCGCCCAAGATCGCACCCCCGCTGCCGCCAACCGCACCCGCAACTGCCGCCACCGCCTTCTGCGCGCCCTCCTGTACATCGCGCGGCAACGGCGTCGAACTGAAGCCGTAGTTCTGCACCCGCTCGACCTTGTCGCGCCCGTCCGAGTTCATCCCGTCGAAGTGCAACTCCTGCATCATCAACTGATCCATGCCCTTGTTGAGCGTGAAGCGCACCGCTTGGTGCATGGCGCGGCCCGACATTTCCAGCAGACTGTTCCTGTTCATGGGTCATAAGCCTTTGATCGTTCGTTGAGCCAATCTTTGCCCGCCTGTTCCGCCTTCTGCAATTCAGCCTGTTTGGCAACAGCATCGCGGTAACTGCGCAGTCCGTTCATGTGGATCGGATCGACCATGATCAGCGTCGTCGTTGTGCCAGCATCACTCTGCTCGTAGATGCAACCGGAGCAACCGAGTATCTGGTGCAGGATCAGCGACGGACTTTCGACCTGATAATATTCGCCAGCCCGCCACACCTCATCGCTTTTGTTGTTGTCCTTGAACCAGCCTTGCACGACGATCTGCGCTTCAATCTCGCTACCCTCGGTGAACACCTTTTCCATCTGCGCCCGCCGTTGAACGCCATGCAGCGTGTCGGCAATGTCGGCCACGGTGATCATGTAGCGGTTGCGTGTCGACGTGCCGTCCAGTTGTGCGATCTGCTTGTTCTGCTGATCACCGCTCGCCTGATCACCGCTGGTGCCCTGCCCGACCGCATAGATTTTCTTGTAGACCATCTGATCGCGCACCACGCAATTGGCGCGCAGGATGTTGTTGCCTTCGGTCAGGTTGCCGGTCGCAATCGCTTGATGCTCGCCAATCGCCAGCAGACCTCCGGTCGCCTCGCTGCCGATGACGATGTTGCGCATCTTGGCGTACCGCTCCAGCACCGCCATGATCGTCTCGCCCGGTTGCACCTGAATGTTCTGAAACGGCGAATTGTCGACCGCGCCCTTCGGGATGATCTTCACGCCAAGATGGTTTGAGATGTCTTTGGCAAGCTCTGTCCAGCTTTGCCCATCATGCCCGCTGAGCTTTTCCAGCGGCACCATCGACGTGGTCAGGTCCGCCGTGTCACCGACACCAACAAGGCGGACGCCATGCTGCTTGCCGGCATAGGCCACGTGCCGCTCGGTGATGTAGCCGAACACGGCCTGCACCCCGCCGACAAAAGCGGCCACGACATCTCCCGGTACGAATTGCAGTGCATCGACCTTCAGCGGGATTTTGCTTTCCTCGCTGCACTCGAACTGGAATTGCGGGAAGGCTTCGGTGACGCGCTGTTCGACGCGGATAGAGGTCCAGTTGGTGAACAGGCTGCCGCGCACCAGCAGTGAGGCAACTTCCTTGCTACCACCGATCCGCTTCGGCATCGGTGTTCTTTGCGGCGGCCCGACGAACGTGTTCTTGTCGAGGACATTTGCCATGTCACACCGCCAGCATCTTGCCGGTCATCGGCATGAAGGCAGGATGCACGACAGAATTTTCGTCACGCAACTCTGTCGAGCGCGACGGATCGGCGTAGACAAGCTGCGCCATGCGCAGCGACGGCATCACCATCTGATACGCATAGTTGATGATGCGCGGCAGCGCCCGCCCGCGATCCGCCAGATACTGCGTGACATCGCCGTGCAGTTTGAGCAGCGCCATATAGGTGTCGGCGTCGTGATCATCGGCGGCCAGCATCTCGGTCTGCTCGAAAGCAATATTTAGCGCCGTGGCGATGGCCTCCACTTCGTCGCGCGACCGGAACGTCATGCCGCTGACGATACGGGCCTCGCTCGCCAGCGTCAGCCGCACCACGGCATTGACCGTGAGGATGGCGGGCAGGCTCACCGGGGTTTCCGCCAGCGCCGCCTGCCGGACCCGATCCGTTGTCGTCAGCGTTGCCCCGGTCTGGCGGCTCAAATCGAGACACATACCGAACACGGTGGCGAAGGTTGGCAGGTTGACCATGTTGTAGTCGACCACCATCATGCCGACGCTTCGCCGCAACGTGACCCCGGCATTGCTGGTCTGGTCGACAGCGGACGACATCACCGCCGCTCCCATGCGGTCGACAATGGCGAGAACTTCGTCAGAGCTTGTTGCGTTCATTGCATTCCACTGACCCAATTGTCGTTGTATTGCCCGGTTTCTTCCTGCGTCTGCTCGGCCTGTTGCGGCGTCTGCGGGCCGACCACCGCCTGCTCAACGGCGGCAGCCGACTGCTCGACCTGCGCCGGGATTGATGGTGTCTCGCGGTAGTTCGGATCGCCGTACTCGATGAAGTTCATCTCCACCATGCAGATGCCGCCACGCTCGCGGCTCTCGGTGACGCTGTACGACGCCACCATCACCTCGACATCGATCAGCTTGTATTGCAGCGGCAGCACCAGTGTGCCGGGGCCATCCATCTCCAGCTTTTCAATCAGATCATCCTTGCGGCCAAGGTAGTACGGGCCGATGCAGTAGCCCTGCACGATGAACTGGTTTGCCGTCCTGCCCATGTCTTCGGCATAAGGCACGCTTCGCTTCGGATACTGATGCAGGGCCACGCGCCGCCCGCCTTGACGTGCGTTTGTCTCGACATAGAACTCGGCGTCTCGAAACTTTGCCACGGCCCAGACATCGCGCCAGCCATTGTGCAGATCACTGATCTTCATGCGTTACCCCGGTCCCGCTTCGACATGCGGGCTGTCTGTCGGCTGCATCTGCTTGGTGTTCTTGATGGTGGTCTTCTGAAACATCCCGGCGCTGTGCGCGCTCGACTTGGTGCCGGGTGGCGCGGTGACGTTGACGTTGACGGTGCCCTCGGCTTTGACGTTCGCGCCGCCGACACTTTCGTCCAGCCGTCGATAGGAAAAGCGTCCGTCAGTCGGAAAAGTTTTGCTGTCGTAGCCCATCTTCGACGCCGCCGCTGCGGTGATGTCGATGCCGCGCCCCTTGGCGAATGGCCCGATGTCAACCTGCGGCAGGGTGAATTTCCGGCCATCCGGCGTCGTTACCTCATACATTTGCCCCAAGCCCTCCTTTGACGGCAGGGCAATGCCCGGTTGTGCGATTGACAGCCCGGTCGGACCTTTCATGCCTCCCTGCGTCGGATCGCGCGGAAAGCCGGGGGCGGGCCCGAACCACGAGCCGCGCACGGTTTTTTCTTCGCCGCCGCTGCCGCTGGTTGCGGGGGCCCTTGCAGTTGCGGGTGCCTCACCGCTGCGCGCCTGCGCCTGCCGCACCGCTTCGTCGCCCGCATAGCGGATTGCCATATCCTTG